TTTTGCAGATAGCTAACTCCGTTCGGTTGCTCGCATGGTCTTTCGATGCCTGTTCAAGTAGCGCATCGTAGTCGGCCTTGAGCGAATCAATCCGAAGTTTCATGAAGCCAATGAAACCGAGCAATGCTATGATGATTACTATCAGAAGTGGTGTCATCCTACTATCTCTTTCTTGGTTACGGTTTCAACTATCCTTCTCCTTTCAAACTTCACGCCCTTATGAGTGAAGCTGCATTTGTTCTTCGCCAGTGTCGCGTACTTGATGCCAAGTTCAAGAGGCAACCCGTCAACGAACCTTTGAAGCGAGCAAACTTTGGTAATCTTCGTGCCGTCAGTTAGTATCGCGGTGTATCTGAATCTTTGCGGCTCAACGCCTAATCTTGTTCCCATGTTTGCAAATGTAATTATTTATTTTGATTGCCCAAAGAAATTACCCTGAGCCGTGTCACCTGCATTGAACCTTTCAGCTTCGGCCTTGAAGTGAACTAGGCTACCGTGTCGGCAAGTGTCCAGTAGGACAGCGTCATAGATAGCAGAATCTCCATCCGTGTCTATGTCTATTATACGGCAGTTGTGGAAGTCACCGCATGGTGGGATGGGTTTAGGCGGATCAGATGTAAACCGAACGTAAAGGTGGCCGATGAAGATAACCAACGCGGTCAATGCCAATAGTAGGAGTGTTTCGGCTTTCATTTCATCGCTTTTACCACCCATGAATCGGGCTTTCGTTTTACCTCTCTTGTTTCAATATCCTGAACATCATGCTCCCATCCGTTGGCTGTTCTGAATGTTCCAACGCATCGGAAAGTTCGGCCTTGATACGTGAATGAAGGTGTGGTCTTATGCTGCATTTCTTTCTAACCTATTGATTATCCTATCCACTTTTGCTTTGAACGCCAGATCCGTTCGCATCCAATTATCAACTTGTTTGGTCGAATGAATTACCGTAGCGTGGTTGACTGAGTTGGTGACCTTTGCCGTTATGTGTCCAGTCAATTCAAGCCGCCTCGTAAGATACCATCTAATGACGTGGCGCGGTGTGGTTGCGTATGGTATCCGCGTCTTTGCCAATGCTATCTCAGGTGTAACGGTAAACTCTCGGCACACTTCAAGAAACACATCCTTGACAGGTGGTTTGAATTTGCCCTCCTTCATTCGACCTTCAAACATGGTCACCATCAACTCTTGATGTAACTCAGCAACGGCTAGGTCAATGTTGTCGTTGTGCCTATGCATTAATTCGCGGAATTGGTCGTTGTTCTTTGTCATGGCAACTCATCCGTTTGAACTTCAACCTTCCATCCGCTTACTTCGGTGAACCATTTGCCGTTGTATTCTCGGCTGCCGATGTTCACGTCAATCGTAACGTCCTGCCCCACTCGGAGGTTAGCCGCCTTGTCAATTGACTTGCCCATGAATGTGACCGCTACGTATGGGTTGTATTGGTCACCCGTAGTCAGCACAACCGACCGCTTTTGAGTTCCGTTAGACCCGACCGTTTCAATCGGGGTAATGCTGTGAATAGTACCTTTTAACTGCTTCATATTTCGTTTAGTTTATTGATTTCTTCTTTTAATCTGACCGTCAACGATTGGGCAAGTGTCACCTTCTCATTAGCGTAATCGGCAACTGATAACATGACTGGCCTCGCCTTCGTCCCGACATTCACAACCGAGTCCCTTGTTATGGTCTTAACGAACAACGGCTTGATGCATTCGGGGCGATATGATGCGAAGTGAACCTTCTGTAATTCGGGATGAACCGCGAAGTAATGCACCACTTGATCAACGTGGTCTATTGGAACTATCCCTGCACGAAGGTAGCTGATATGCGTCTTGGCGTTCGGACACTTGACCTCAACTATCTCGGTCATGTCCTCGGTTATCGCGTCAGGACTTGCGCCTATCAATTCGCACTCATCTGATTGAAGCCACCCGACCGGCATGAAAGACAGCCCCGTGTATTTAGCAACTTCGGCAACGGCAAACGGCTCTAGGTCTTTGCCCCGTTGCATATCGAAGGACACGTAGTTGTCAGGTATTTGGAATGGTTCGGCCATTTCTGAAAGTAGCTGCTCCAGTAGCGTATCTGACTTTACGTGAAGTTGGCTTGATGTTGAGCCGCCTACCTTTGCTTGTCGGATCAAATGCCATTCGTCCGACCCTTGTTCTATGTTGAAGTGTGGTTTCATTTCTCAGCTAGTTTAACTTTAATATCCTGTGCCACTTTGATCACGGTAGCTAGTTTCTTTTCGTCTGCGCTAAGGCCTTTCCATATTGCGTTAAGCTGCCCTATGTCAGTTGCCGCGTTCAATGCGGCAATGGCCGTCACGTCCGATACTTCGACCCGTGGCGCAGGGCTTGTTGTCCTGATGCGAACGCCTCCGACCACCTGACCCTTCATCTTGACGGTTGAATCAATGTAGAGTTCAACCAATATCGGTGTCCAAGTATCCACGTCTGTTCCGAAGTTACCAAGCCTTCTAATAGTCGTTGCGTTTGTTGAGTTCAGGACAAGCGGCTTGATACCCTCTTTGAAATAAGCAATGTTGAAGTTGCCCTTCGACCCTGCGACCATTGCGCCTTCTTCTTGTTTGACTTTCGTCACGGTAAAAACAAGCGGCTTACCTTGTTCGACCAATTCCTCCAAGTCAACAACCCCTAAGTGGTCGGACTTATACACGTTTCTGTAATTTGGCATTTGTTCTCTGTTTAATTGTTTCGGTAAAAATAATTATTCTTTTGTTCTGTTGTATGCGTGCTGGCTAATTTGTAATCGTTCTAAATAAGGTCTTGGAACTCCTCAAAGCTGCGAATGATCACGTACTCGCAGCCAACTGATTCGACAACCTTCTGCCATTCCTTCTGAGCCTTTGACTGGATGCCATCGGGTAGCTTTAACTCGATACACAAAGGCGGCAACCCATCGCGCAGGTAGATCATGTCCGAAACGCCTGCCACCATCCCCATTGCTTTAAGCCGCGCCCCGTCTATTGCGTTCTTTGGGCTGTTGTGAACCATGAAAAGCAATCCCCGTTCATTTGGTCGGGTGTTCCAATGCCACATGAAGCAATCTGATTGAAGTCTAGCTTCTGTTATGTCGCTCATCTTAGTACGTAGTCTTTAAATTGTGAATTGTGCATTTCTTGTTTCTGTCTATAAACCCATCCGCTTGAATACTTCTTAACTAACGCATAGTCTTTTATTGACTGTTCGCCCCTTGACCTAATTACCCTCCAAATGAAAGTTGGTTTGTAAGCCTTTGATCGCTCAAGTTCTATCAACTCCAATAAATTAAGGCTACTGATTTTTCGACCTTCAAGGTTTGTTGGTATGCGTAATGACATCTCAACCATCTTCCCTTCTGAAAGTTCCTTTGCTTCAAATGGAAACGAATGATTGCAGTAACGGCAAGTTCGTGCAGATGCGAATACAAGTGATTGACACTTCGGACACTCCTTGACTGGAGCGGTGTCAGCCTTTTTTTTCTTGCGTGGTGGCTCTATTTTCCATTTACGCGCTTCTGCCCACATACCGTGCTGGTCGTGATTCATTCCAAAATCAAGAACGATGAACTCATCCTTGACATCCTGAATGGTTCTTGAACCACGTCCGCAACATTGAAGCCATAATGGTAGGCTCTTTGTCGCTCGGTTCATTATTACGCATTCGATTGTTGGTTCATCATATCCCGTAGTAAGTATTCCGCAATTGTTCAATACTGGAAAATGCCCATTAGAAAAGGCGTTAAGTATCCTTGATCGTTCGTCTTTTGGTGTATTACTTGTCACACATTCAGCCCTTATGCCCGCGTCATTGAAAGCCTTGGTCATGTTTTCAGCGTGTTTGATGTTCACGTTGAATACGATTGTTTTCTTATCGTTGGCCTTCGATCTATATTGGTCTATAACTCCGTCAAATAGTTTCTGAGAATTGAAGTGACCAAATAAACTATCATCGGTGTATTCCCCTGCCTTCGTTTCAAGGTCGCTTAAATCATCCTGCATCTGAAAGGCGCGACATCTTGACAAGTAACCAAGTTCAACGAGTTCTGGAATGTCCGTGTTTTGTACAATATTGGTATAATACTTATAAAAGTGCTTGCCTACTGGAGTTGCAGTTGCCCCGATTATCATAGCGTTTGGGAACATTTCCAATATCCTTGTGAAATTACCCTTATGTGCCTCGTCAATTACAATCATTTGAGGTGCTAATTCTGCGCCCTTGGCTACTCTTCGCTTTACGGTTTCTACCATTCCAACACTAACCAATGCAAACGGGTCAATTGTATCGTTTCCTTTAGCGTGGATCAACTGAGGTGTCAGGCCAACTCGCCCTAACGCTTTCATTGTTTGTCCAAAAAGTTCAACTCTGTCGGTTAGCACCAACGTCCTTGTTCCTTTCGCAGCCGCTCGGCAGACCATTTCAGAAAATATAACCGTCTTCCCACTTCCTGTTGCAAGGCACAGCACCTGCCGTTGATGTCCTTGCCGAAAACCTCCCCGCAGTTGGTCTATTGCTTCTGTTTGATATTGTCTGAGTTTGATCATGTGTAGTAGCGTGTAGTAGCGTTGTAACTTTTCACCCTACTACGCTTTTTCCCAATGGTAGCGCGGCTTTCAGGGCTTTGTAGTAGTGTAACTTATAAAATTTAATATTTAGTATATAGAGTAGTATCGTTAATATTCACATCGTATTTAAAAGAGGCTGTCATTGATGTCTATACACTACGCTACTACGCTACTACATTAGAATGCGTCAAAGTCATCAATCCCAATGGTAGCGCGGCTTTCGTGTGTAGTAGCTTCGTTGTCGTGTAATCGGTAAACCTCATAGACTTTTGTCGGAAAACCGTTGACTCGCTTGCTAAAAGACTCACCGAATATCCTTTTCAACTCAATTCCGAACTGTTTAGATCGTAGTATCTTCTGACGTGACCTTGTTTCGATATGGTCTTTTATGTCGGTAGAACTCATGTGAGAAGCAATATCACCGCCTTGCCGTGGCCTAAAGAACCTGAGTATCAACTCGCGCTCAAATGGAGTGGTTTCAAAATCAGTACCCATAGCATCGAGCATCCTTAGTTCTTCTTTATTAAGCTGCCACTCCTCATCAGATTCAAATGCCCGAACACACTCCATGAATAGTTCGTCCTTGTCTATGGCGTTGTATGCTTCATGGTCTATACTCAAAACCTTGACAGGAAGTATTCGGGTATTGCCTGTCGGGTCGTTGATAATGTCTTCTTCGTTTGATGTTCCGCACAGAATCGCCAACCGCTTGTAGTCTTCATTGTGCCGTCCGTAAGGTGCGCGGAGGCTGAATGTTGACTTTGATGTTAGTTCCTTAAATCGCTTCTCATCCTGTTTTGATTTGCCACCCATTTCATCATCCATCACCCAAAGTTTCTGACACATTAAAATGTCATCGTCCTTGCCAGCGTCAAGTTTAGATTCTGCGTAATACTTACGAAGTGAAGGTGGAGGTATTCGCCTAAACCATTCAGTTTTCCCTGTATTCTGACCACCTACTAAAGTTAGAACAGACCTAACTGGATGCCCATTAATAGCTGCAACCCACCCTAAACACCATTTGCGGATAAAAATATCTGCGTGCGGGCTGTCTGTTTTTACGGTTCGTATCAACGCATCAATGTGGCCGCCTCCGTTTCGGTATCTGTTCTTGTCGATGTATTCGTGTATTGGATTGAACTCATTTGTAAAGTCGCTAAAAATAACGCGGTTTATAAGGTCGAATGTAACGTCCTTTGAGTTGAACATAAGCCGAGCGCGTAGGTATATGCTATTGAGCCGTTCAGATGAAACTTCCGTACCGTTCTCTTCTAGTTTTTGGGTTATTACATTCTTCCTGATCGGGTGGTTCTGCCTAACCCATTCCATGATTCCTTCGATAAGGTTTTCAGGGTCATTTGAAACATTGCGTAAATCAATATCCTCTCGATCATAAACCTCTTTTGCAACCAGTTCGGCCTGTTCGCGTGGAACACCCTCCATTTCAACAAGTTGTTGAACCACCCCACTAACGTCACGCCCAGACCTCTTGCCCATTGCTGCCAGTTGAACTGCCCGTGTGTTTGTTTTAGGTGCGTGAATCCCAGCTTGTTTAAGCATCCAGTAGAATGTTCCTACTGATATTTTTCCGTTGGATGCCGTTCTAATACATTCGGTGTATTTTCTTTCCGCCTGTGTGCTGTTATACTTAGGCGATACACCGCATAAAAGGTGAAACATTCCGCGTCCATCTTCACCGAATCCAGCGGCCAAAGAAACTCCCAACTTAAAATAGCTTTCATAATCAGGTGCAAGGTCTATTCCAAGTCCAACAGCCTCCTGACACATTTCGGCTGCAACATTAGATGGCAGAACTATGGGTAGTGAAGGTACGCGTGACTTTGGTTCTGATTTAGCACCTGACTTTTTCGACCGTTCGTTTATATAGATGTCGGGATCGTATGACACATACCTTAGTGAAGCGGGTGATTTTGGTGCTTCATCTACCGCAATCCCGTATGTTGAATAGTAGTAATTAGAAAGCCAACGGTAGCTTTCCTTATGCTTTTCACCATTCACTTTTACAACTACCGCAATACCTCGACCACTTGCTGAATAGAATAAAGCGTAGGTGTATGGGTCTGATAATAACGCGGCCTTATCATTAAAGCCATCAATGTCAATGGCAATGAAACCACTATGCTCGATGATCATCTCAGCCTTTCGCTGCTTGAATAGTCCAGCTATTGTAACTGATGGTAAATTGGCCTTTACCCTGTCACGTGCTTTCTTGTCCTCAATAGCACGGACGGCTTCAATTTGGTCTTTCCATTTTCCATATTTGACATGGTTAAGAAAGTCTGAAATTGTCATAATACCCTCCGCCATGTGAGGTGTATCTTTTTTTGGTAATCCGTAGAATACGCTGATCTTTGTCATGCGAAAAAATAAGGGGCTGGCTGACAAAGCCAGTAAACGAATAGGTAGCTCCAGCTAAGTCCTATCGTTGTTTTTACCCCTTAAAAAATGTTGTTGTCATAGCTGGATAAAGGTTGTCCGTTGTCAGTTGGACGGTGCAATATACGATTATTTTCGTTCGGTTCAAAAAAGATTAAGCCTTCCGATACTCCATTACCCTGACTGTCTCACCGTAACGGTTTACGATGTGGATCATTTGTCGATGGATAGGAAACCCCGATTTTTCAAGTTCGCCTATCCGTGAAGATAGTTCGCAGATTCCGAGGTCAATGAATGCTGTAAGACGCGTCACCTTGCCTCCGTTGTTGAAGTGGTCTTTAAGCCTGTCGCGTTGGGTTGATGTGTGTTGCATGGTTAGAATAGGGTTAGTTGTGATTTGAATTGATTGTAACGTTTTTCCTGTGCTGCGTAGTAATCAGGGTCAAGTTCATAGCCCGTGAAGTCAAGACCTGCGCGGTGGGCTGCAATGCGTGATGAACCGCTGCCGACATGGGTGTCGAGGATGGTGTCGCCTTCCTTTGCGTAGTTGTGAAATATCCAGTCGTAAAGTTTAACGGGCTTTTGTGTGGCATGGATACGATGTTCCTTGTTTAGCATATCGCCTTGAATCATTCCATTCCATGTGTATTCAAACACCCGTACGCTTTTATGAGTGGAACAAATAGCAACTTCGGCCTCACCAAATGCCGTCCCGTTTTTTTGCCACACTATCACACCTCCGCAAAGACCTAAATAATTACCGCCCCAAACAATTTGATTTTTTGAAATGCGGGCAAGTTCATTGTAATACTCATCATTTGGAGCGATGTTATCAAATAGCTTGTATGCCTTTCTTTTAGTTGCTTGACAACCCCTTTTTTTATTGTCCATCAAGCCGATTGCATCAATGTTAGCGTATGGAGGGTCAACCACAGCCAAATCAAAATACTTATCGGGAAATTGCCTCATCCCCTCCATGCAATCCATAAGGTGAACCTCGTTAATCATTTTGCTGCAATCCGTAATTTGGAATGGTTCTAAATAGGCTACGGTGTTTTCACGTGTTTGATTTCAATCTCAATCGGTGTGTTTCCTGCAATTGCATCACCTTCGATAACGTGTAGGTCGTCTTTTTCTTGTCCAAATACGAACGGATAGCCGTTGTCGTATTGAATGTCAACCGCGTTTTGAAGTTCATCGAATACGCGAATGAAGGTGTAACGGCCTGACTTGATCGGCTTAACGCCTATCGCTTCGGCCAGTAGATGTAACGTCTTACGGTCTGTGATGATCGGCTCAAACCGCCCCATTCCAAGACGTACAACCGCCTTGATGCCCTCGTTGCGTACAAAGGTCGGTATCTTCGTGTTGGAGAGTTTCAACTCCAGTTCTGTCGATGTGATCATTCTGCTATGGTGTATGGTTCTGTTTTTAGTTCGCTTGGAAAATCATTTACCGTGAAGGTCGTATCGTTGCAAAGGTCGGCTTCATCGAAGTGACTAAGTAGCCAATCCGTCACGTCATCCTCAATGTATGTGTAGATCGACACTACTCTATCGGGTATATCCTCGGCTATTGAATCGCGGGTGTAACGTGTACTGCCCTGCTCGAATTGAACCGCTGCGTGAAACTGATAACACCCGTCTAACGTGGTGACTGTGATGTGGTTGGTTTGCATTTCGTGGTAGTGTTTAGTCGTGCTTCATTGCTTACGACCTGACAAATGTACGGATGATTTCCACACTACCAAATTAATCTTTGATTTTGCGCTAATTTAGAATGATTCTAAATAAGCTATAGTGGTTGATAGTATGACGTTCACGCGTTCGGTTGTTGTGCGCAAAGCCGCGAGTTAGCGGCCAACCCTAAAGAACATTCCGTTCAATTGAAATATTCTCTTTGGTTACGACAACTATATAATCTTGTCTTTTGACAGCTAAAGGATATTCTTTTTTGATATGCTGCATTACTCTTTGTGTGCCAGAAATCAAAGTATCTTTTCTTCCTTTGGCTCTTGATAATTGACTTTCCAACTCTTCAATTACCTTGTTATTTTCTTCCATTTCTAAGGCTATTGTATGCAAAATATCAGCAGCCTTTATTTCTTCGCCTTGTATCAAATTGACAAGGTTTGAAAAACTTAAATCGTTTATGTATTCCATTTTTATTTTGATTTGTGAAGAAGGGCAGCCGCTAACAAGTGCTATACAATATGGCGGCTGACGTGCTTCGATTAAACATTTATTTTAAATTCAACTTTGGTGCTTCGTATTGGGCTTTCGTGCTGAAAATCCGCCACATCGTATAGCTGTAAACGTTATAAGCCATTTTAAAGAGCGGCACTGCTCTCAACTTCATTACCCCAGCAATCCCAACCTTCGTGCTTTTCACGAGCAAACAATTCTATTCGGTCAAGGTCGCCAAAAGTTTCAGTTATTAAGTTTCTGAAAAAGTCAGGTTTCCTACTATGCCTTTCTCTCGGTAAATGCCAATGGTTTCCTTTTACTTTTTGTTTAGCTTTTACCGTTCCGCTTCTACAAAATAAAAGATATTCGTTTGCTAATGTAAAAGTTCCACCAAGTCCTATTCCTTTTGGTGTTTTATCCCATACAAGCATTGTAGAAGGCTCAAAACCCCAAGCCCTTGCAACTGCATAGCTTTGTTCTAAATACTTGTTTATAGTCCAAAGGAATAAAACACTATCCTTTGCCTTGATGTCTTTTACATTTAATGATTTTATTTCTTCCAAAGTCATAGTAGGGTAAGTAAGTGGTAAACTTTTTTGGCTATCACCTTCTTTTCTACTTTGTTTGCTCCCCGCCATTACTTGCCAAGCTGGGTCTGCATAAATTATTTGATATTTCTTCATGCTTCTAAATTAAATTCGTGAATAAAAACGGCACGTAACACCACCTATACGCAAGTTTTGTGAAAAACAAAACCTGACGTATAGCTGTAAACGTTAGCGGCCAACCATCACCCCGATTCCAACGCCAACTCCCAATCCAGTCACACCCGTTGCGACCATTCCAAGCGTTGATTTGAACCACTTGGCTACGGCCTGTCGCTTCAATCGTTTAACCTCTTTTTCAGTTAGTTCGGTCACGTCATCCGCGACCTCGATAATAGTGTCCTTTGCCGCGACAATTAACTCCAGTTGCTCGATGTTCAATTCAAGCAGTTCGGATCGGGTCTGCCAATGCGTGACCTGAGTTTCAAGTTCAATAACCTTGTCCTTAGATTTCCACGCGCCTATTAAAGCGATGGTAACGGGTTCGGAGTTGCAGTAATAAGCGTTGCCGTCAATCCTGACCAACTTCTGAGCGTATCCGTTGGAGTTCGCCAAGGATAGCAGAAGTGTCGCCACGGAGTAAAGTAAGATTCGGTTCATTTGTTTTTAGTCGGTTGTAACGGTTAATTGATTCGGATAGTTTGGCTTGATTCGATTGCAGTTCAATGTGAATTATACTGACAGAATCAACGGCCTGTTGCACCTTATATTCAGCATCTTGCCGCGTTTGAAGTAGTTGGTTTATCTGTGCTTTGTTAACGGCCTTTTCTCTTTGGTTGCTCATCCATAGTTGAACGGATAGGAATATGATGAGAGCGATAAGAATAGCGGCTAACGTGACGGCTGCAATGAGAATGTAGCGGTATGGCTTTGGGTCGAGGGCTGTCATTTTATTGGGAGGCTTTTAACTATCAGCTTATTGTTTACCCTTGAATTGCTTAGTATTCCAGTCTTCAACTTGTCATACTCGTCAATCATTGCCTTTGCTAATTGGTATATTTTGCG